CAAAATTTGCCGACTGGATTCGAGGTACTGAAAAACTAAGTGCGGCAACTAGTGAAGGATGGGACGAGTGGCGCACCACTGCTCAAATGCGACATAACTTTCGTTATTGGGTCGCAGAAGAATTGCTTGATAACATTCAAGGCTTCTTCCTTTACATACCGGAGAGATTAAATGACGTCAGATATTACATTAACAATCGTTGGGTTAGTAAGAGTCACGCTCTTACTGCCCACCCTCGTGATATCCGCCCTGGCCGTTGGTGTGACGTTGGTAATCGTTTTCTTCCATGTTTGTTTAACGAACTTGTGGACTTTGTTGAAATCGAACAAGCGTGGCATTATGTAATGTGGAACAGCGAAGAACAGAAGAAATATAATGTTCCCTGGTATCGCAGTGGTTGGTTACGCTGGCGTACTTGGCGTTGCCCAGAAGCAGGACTTGCTTACTTAGATTGGGCTAGTACTCTTACTAACGAAGAGTTTCTTGACGATGACCAGAAGCACGAAGCCGTTCCAACTTTCCAAGCCAATAATGCTAAGGAAATTAAAGAGCTGTATCTTTGGTGGACTACTGTGTATCGTAATCGACCAGAACCAATGGAGGCAAGCGGCTGGAGTGCTTATTGTGAAGCCGCACGTCTAGCCAATAGTGGCCGTCTAAGTTTTGGCAAAGAAAAAAGTCCTGAGCTTGCCGAGATGAGTCGTGTTGCTATGGACAAAATGCACAAGATGGAAGAGGCTTACGAGGCCGAAGATGAAGCTATGATGATTCGTCTTATCAAAGTGCGTCAAGGCCTATGGACTTAATTCGAAATATAAAAAAATCTGTGCAAGATAGAAAATTAAAACACGTTAAACACGACTTGGATAAGATTGGTCCAGGTATGTGTCTGGCCAAATGGAAACAAGTAACTGTACACCTGCCTACCGGTCATACCCATAGTTGCCATCATCCTAAAACTCACGTAATTCCTATTGAGGAAATTAAACGTAATCCTAGTGCATTACACAATACAGAATATAAAAAAGAATTGCGTAAACAAATGATGACTGGTACTCGTCCTAGTGAATGTCAGTACTGCTGGAACGTAGAAGATAAGACCGATGCGTTCAGTGATAGAACATACAAAAGTGCAGACGAGTGGGCATTACCTTATTTTAAAGAAGTTATAGACGCAGGGTGGGAAAAAGATATTAATCCCAGTTATTTAGAAATTAGTTTTAGTTACGGATGTAATTTTAAATGTAGTTACTGTAGTCCAGAAATTAGCAGTAAATGGATGGAAGAAATACAACAGTTTGGCGGATACCCTACACATTTAAATTATAATCATTTAAAGATGTTTGAAGATGATCATAAAATGCCGATACCTGAAAGAGAAGAAAATCCTTATGTAGATGCGTTTTGGCAATGGTGGCCCGAATTATATCCTAATTTGCATACCTTCCGCATTACAGGCGGCGAGCCTTTAATGACTAAACATACCTTCAAAGTGTTAGACTATATCATTGATAATCCTAATCCTAATTTAGAATTGGGCATTAACAGTAACTTAGGTGTTCCAAAAAAACTTATAGACGAATTTATTAAAAAGATAAAAGTCATACATGAGAAAAATGCTGTTAAATCTTTAACAATTTATACAAGTTGCGAAGCACAAGGAGTCCAAGCCGAATATATAAGATTTGGTTTGAACTATACCGAATGGCTTGATAACTGTAATTTATTGTTAAGCGAAAGCCCTAATACTAGATTAATTGTAATGTCAACATACAATGCATTATCAGTTAATTCTTATACAGGGTTTTTGACAGACTTTTTGGAATTAAAGAAGAAGTATGTGACTAGCAAAAGATGGGTAGGTATTGATATTCCTTATTTGCGTAATCCGGAATGGATGACTGTTGGTATGCTTACAGAAGATTTCCTACCAATCACATTGTCAAGTTTAGAATATATGAAAGTAAACAAAGGATACTATACTGATTATGAAATTGATCGTATGCAACGAGTATATGAACTTTTCGAATCTTTACTTGCTAGTCCGATGAAAGGTTTAGAAATTTGGAGAAGAGACTTTTACAAGTTTGTAAACGAGCACGACAGACGCAGAGGAACCAATTTCTTACAAGCATTTCCCGAAATGGAAAAGTTCTATCAGCTATGTAAGTAGGTACTAACTTACCAATTTTACAGTTGACAGCTAAGTAGTTCGAAGCTATAATATATACATGTTAAACAAAGCAGGAGCAGAAATTGGCAAAGACAGCAACTAAAACTCGCGTTACCAAAAAGCAGGTAACTGCACATCGCACACGAGCTGTGAAAGATCACAGTCCAGTTTGGGACGATGTTGAGAAAATGACAGCTGAACAATTTCAGCGTCACTGGCACAATGCTATGAGCTATTACCGTTTGGAATTTAGCGGTAAAGATTTGAAGCCTGCGGTTATCAAATGGATGACTGATACTGGTTGTACCAAAGCTGACATTACAGCTTTTAAGAAAACTAAAGATAATCGTTGCAACACTACAATGGGTGCCATTGCAAGTTGTTTGTTACGTGGTATGCCATCTATTCGTGCAGACTTTAATCAAGGTCGAGACACAAGTGCATGGTTGCGTGAGCAGATTGTAGAAGTAATTGAAGCTGGCAAGAACGACAAAGACGAAGACGAAGTGATTACAGACAAGCCTGTAGTAGTTCAGCCTTCAATTCAAGAGCGTGTCAAAGAAGCCGCTTATCGAATGACTGAAGAATTGGAAGACGCTATTGAAGGCTTCCAAACAGATCCAGAAAACTTTGATCCAAAAGCGTTCAAAGTGCTTAACTTGCTCAAGGGCAAACAAGTCAAAGCCGCACATGCTAGACTTATTAAAACCCTCTACAGCAGGGATTTAGCTGAACTGGAGGAGTTGGCATCCGGCAAAGCAGACGAGCAGTTACGTGAGGGCTATGCCCATCGTAGTAAGAAGCAAATCAAGAATTTGATTGCTTTTTACCAAGAAATCATGAGTGCTTGCGATATGCTTGCTCAAGAAGCCAAAGTTAATCGTGCGCCACGTGCTCGTAAAACACAGCCAAAAGAGAAGGTTGTTGCCAAAATGAAGTACATGAAGAGCAATGAACCTTTGAAATTAGTTAGTATCAACCCGACAGACATTATTGGTGCTAAGGAACTTTGGATCTTTAACACTAAGACTCGTAAATTGGGCAAGTATGTAGCCTCCGAATTCAACGATTTGGGTGTTAAAGGAACTACAATTACAGGATTTGATGAATTCAAAAGCATCCAAAAGACTGTACGTAAACCCGAAGACAAGCTGAAAGAGTTCAAAGCCGCAGGCAAAGTACAACTACGCAAGTTTTTGGAAGATATTAATGCTACAGACACTAAAATGAATGGACGCATTAATGAGGATACAGTACTGTTAAAAGTACAATAATCCTTTTTCGAAACGTGGATAAATACTTAAAAGAGAGTGTTTATCCATGGCCTACGAAATTAATGATCATTTAGAAGTTACCGGTAATGTACAAGTCGAACAAAATTTGACAGTTGCAGGTACTATTACAACCAACACATTTAATGTTCAAAACCTAGTTACTCCTAACGGTTCTTTAGCTTCAGTGGGGCAATGGAATTATGGAACAGAAAACGAACTAAACGGCAAAGGGTTTAGTTGGGGTTATAGTGGCGGTCTTACTCAATTAATTTATCGTAGTGGCGGACGTTTATGGACTAATAGCAATATAGATTTGCAACAAGGATCTAGCTATAACATTGACAACATTCCTGTAATAACTGCCAGTGCATTAGGTAGTACTATTACCAGCAGTAACTTACAACAATTAGGTGTTTTAAAATCCTTACAGGTATCAGGATACACAAGTTTAGGCGGATTTGCTTTTATCGATAATAGTTCAGATCGCATTGGTCTTGGAACAGCAGAACCAACAGACTCTATCAGTATTTTAACAAATGGTGTTCAATTAGATATCGGTAGCAGAGAATTAGGCAAAGGTTCTATTGGTACTTTTACCAGTAGTGATTTCCAAATCCTTACAGATAATTTACCGCGTATTACAGTTAAATCAACTGGTGTAGTTAATATCGGCGATCCAGTAAACGGTGGCGGAGTATTGAACGTATACGGTACAGTATATGCACAAAGTATTCAAACTGACACACGTATTACTCGTAGCAGTCCTTTACAGTTTAATGCTAGCACAGATAATGCAATTTATGGTCTAGGTTTAACATGGACTGGTACTGGGCAAACACGTCAGCTAATCATGATGAGTAGTCCAGATCGTTTATGGACTAGTGAAAGTTTTGATATCGGGCCAAGTCAAAGTTACTATATCAACGGTGTTGTTGCACTACAAGCAAATGGTTTAGGTTCTGGAATTGTTAATAGTAATTTACAAGGACTAGGCGTATTAAGAAGTCTTGAAGTTGCAGGAACAACTACATTAAACACAACAACTTCCAAGCAATTAACCCTAGTCGATTCGCTTGGCGGATCACAATCTTTACAATTAACTAGCAGTGGAATTTTAGGCACAAATAATTTTTCATTCAAACTGGGCAACCAAAAAATTATCAGTGTAGACACAGAACAACTTACTATTGGTGATCCTGTTCTTCAAAATAATGCTGTTCGTGTATTTGGTCCATTGAGTATCAATATCAATACTCCAGATCCTACACTACAGTTTAGCGTTAATGGAGATGTTAATATTGGAGGCAAACGTTTTACCAATGGTGGAATGGCTCCTACTACAGGAATATATCATCTTGGAGATATCTGTTGGAACATTGCTCCAGTACCAGGTGGACATGTTGGCTGGGTGTGTATTGCAAGTGGTACACCAGGACAGTGGGCATCATTTGGACAGATAGGTTAATCAATACTATTGACCTTACACTATAAAAGTGTATAATTATATTATGCGGACTTAGGCATTCATCCCGCAATATAAACTCTGCATGTCATTGCTACTTTTAGGAGAAGACAATGGCAAAATTTTACTCAACAAAAACATACGGTAACGACCGTGGCTTATCATGCTGTTTTAGACAATGGCGTGCCACACATAGTCACTGCTCATTATTGCATGGATACTCAATTGGTATCAAATTAATCTTTGAATGTGATACATTGGACGAAAAGAACTGGGGTATGGACTTTGGCGGACTCAAAGAATTTAAGGCGTGGGCGGACTATATGTTTGATCATACCACTGTAATTGCTGAAGATGATCCATTGCTAGATAGATTCAAACTAATGGCAGGTTGGAGTTCCAATCCAGAACATGATAACAATCCAGAACGTGTACAAGTAGAGCCCTATCGTAGATCGGGTGTATGCGATTTACGCATTGTACCCGGTGTGGGTTGCGAACTATTTGCTAAAATGTGCTATGACAAAATGGCAGATTTATTGGTAAATGGTAACCATCGTTATCCATTAAACCCTGGTGTTCGAATTAAGAGTGTAGAAGTGTTTGAACATGCTGGTAATTCGGCTACATACGAAGGCTAATCAAAGAGTTTGACTCTATAAGGACATAGTGTTATAATACACTATGTCCATTTTTATTGATTACACATTATGAAACGTATCGGCTTTGCCTGCAAATGGATCGACCATCCAGAACAAACTGAAGGTATCAAAGCTAACGATGATGCCAAACAGTACAATACTGGCGGTACTACAGTTACTTGGTTAAATAAACAGACAACAGAAGTAGCAGAACAAAAGCTATGGGACCTAATGGTTCAGAATATCGAATCTACCCGAAAACTTGTAACTAGAGTAGGAACTTTGAATGAACATTTACGTATGGTCCGTATTAGTAGTGATATTTTACCTGTATATACTCAAGCTGACTGGAGTTATTTTTGGCGTCGTGCTGACGTCGTGGACTACTGCGAGCGGCACTTTAGAGAAGTTGGTGATGTTGCTCGTGAGCACAATGTTAGGTTGTCTTTTCATCCTGGCCAGTTTACTGTCTTGGCAAGTGATAATCCAGGCATTGTTGGCCGCTCTATAGAGGAGTTTGAATATCATGCGGATATGGCACGATACATGGGCTACGGTAAAACCTTCCAGGATCTTAAAATCAATGTGCACATCTCGGGCAAACAAGGTCCCCAAGGCATTAGAAATGCCTACAACAGATTAAGTCCGGAGGCACGTAATTGTATTACAATCGAAAACGAAGAAAACTCATGGGGGTTAAATGACTGTCTCACTCTTACAGATACTATTCCTATCGTTCTTGATATACATCATCATTGGATACGTGAGGGAGAGTACATACAACCTGGAGACGACCGCGTCAAGCGAGTTGTGGACTCTTGGCGGGGTCTTCGCCCTACTATGCACTATAGCATATCTCGAGAAGATTATCTAATCAATCATTCCACGGATGTTCCGCCCGATTACGAACTGTTATTGGCCGAGGGTTACAAAAAACAAAAGCTCAGAGCTCATTCAGACTTCTACTGGAACACAGCAACGAATGAATGGGCTTTGAGCTTTTTGAATTCGCACGATATTATGTGCGAGTCTAAAGGCAAGAATTTAGCTAGTTTTGCTCTATACGAGCAGGCCAAGGCTCTTACTTTGCTTTAGGCTTACGTGGAGCACGTGGCTTCTTAACTTTAGTTTCTGGCAAGTAATCGGAACGCTCTTCGATTAATTGTTTGGTTGTTTTAGTTTTTTTAGCCGCAGGCTTTTTCTTAGCGGGTGTTGGTGCTGGAATAGACTCTAGCATTGCACGAGTAATATCGTCAGCTACCGGTTTAGTTGGTGTTTCTAATTTATAAGGTACTTCAGTTTCTACTTTTTTTGGTTTTAAAGCAAAAATCTTTTTGATAAATTCTCTCATAATAATCTCCTGTTGATTATTTATTTACTATATAACAATATGCAAAAACTTCCCCTTGTTACTGTGACTTGTGCTAGAGACTTAGCATTGCTCGAATTACAAGCACAAAGTATCTACAAGCATTTAACACCAGGACATGATGTTTATATAGTAGTAAACGAAGCAGATCCTAGTGAATGGCAATCGATATTTGACAAAAAGATTGAACACTACTATACTCATCAATACCTACATACTTACTATAGGCATGAATTCGATGCACCGTGGGCCAGTTGGCGCCCAGGAATGACTAATCAATGGTCAAGCGGTTGGGAAACACAACAAATTCTAAAATTAGCTATTGCAAAACAAATAGCTAACCCAGGATATTTTGTCTTAGATACGCAAAATTTTTTAATCCATCCGTGGTCTTGCTCCATAGAAAATGAAAAACTTCCTTATAGAAGTGGCAAATTTGTCATGCCTATCGAAACCTGGGATGCTTACGCAACAGCATTAGATACCGATATCGGATATCCAACCGACGATACGCTGTCTATATGTACTCCAATTTTTTTAAACACACATTTGGTATTGTCTTTAATAGAATATTTTAAAGGTCTTGCAGAATTTTCAAAATGGTTTAAATCTACCCGTAATAAAAGCGAATTTATTCTATATCTATTGTGGGCAGAAAAAAATGGCGGACTAGATAAATTTCATTATAAAGTCAATGACTGGGGTAATCCTATGCTCAGGGATGGTCCAAACTTTGACGCAGATTTTGAATATTTCGTTGGGTTTATTGGACAGCATAAACCGCACGTATGGGTTAGTGCTAATCACAGGAGCTGGGGAGATATGAATGATTTTCAATATCATGCAGTATGTTCTAAACTTAAAGAATACGGATTAGAGCCTAACTTTGCAGAATACAGAAAAGATTACTTAACAAAATACAGATAAATATACCATGTACAATTTTATCAAGCATATTACTTTAAATGAAGGTCATACTCCTAAGACTTTAGAACAACGACCTTTAGATTATAGACGTGATGCACTTGATCCAGTATTAAGCGAAGATACTATAGATTTACACTATGGTAAACTGTATAAAGGCTATGTCGATCGTTACAACAAAGGCGAAGGCGATCCGGACTTTAATGAAGCTGGAGCATTTTTACACAGCATTTATTTTGCACAGTTCCAAGAACCTGGCAATAGCAAACCCACTGGTGAAATATTAGAATTCATTGAAAAACATTTCAAAACTTTTGACAATTTTAAAGACAAGTTTGAAGTGGAAGCAATGAAAATACAAGGATCAGGTTGGGTATATTTGGCAAAAGATGGTAGTATTAAAACTATTAAAAACCATCAAATCAAACAAGATATAGTATTGCTAATTGATTGGTGGGAACATTCTTTTCAATTTGATTACGGAAGTGACAAAAAATCATATCTCAATAACCAGTGGAAAATAATAAACTGGAATGTTATCTCAAGTAGGATTGGTTTGGCCTAGGGTAGAATAAATATACGATATGAAAACTATTAGAGATTACGTTAGATTAATTGAAAATATAGAAGCAGAAGGTTTCACTCAAGCCCATGCGGACGCAAACCGCCTTAAGCTTCAACAAGAAAAAGAAAGACAAGCACAGCACAGACAAGAAAAAACTCTAGCTAGATTTTCTTTACCTTTTAGGCCTGCTAATGCGTTTGTAGTAGACGGACAAGGAAACAAAGTAGTACAATGTATCAATTCTGAAGATGCTGTTGAAGTATGTTTAGCATTAAACACAAAATTTGCTCACGGTTTTAAACGTTAGCTCTAGAGTTGGTCTAGAAAATAAATAATATTACTATGAAAATCTGGGAACTGTTAGACGAGGGTGTAAACGATCAATTCTTATATCACGGAGTGCCAGACGGTCCTACTATGATGAAGATATTAAAAAGTGGTGCTTTAAAACCTCAAGAGCCCTTTGACTTTGATCAAGACATGGATCAAGAAAATGGTGAAGAATCTATTCCACGCATAAGTCTAACTCGTAATCAATACTTGCATTTTCCCTACGGGAATGGTGTGGCTCAATTTGTTATAGATAAAAATGCTTTACGTAAGCACGGCTACAAAGTAGTACCTAAGGTAGGTGCTATGATGCATTACAAATACGAAACTGAAGAACAGGTATATAAACCTATACCTATTCAGGCTCCATTTATAGTTGAAATACAATACGATCCTGACTTAAAAATCCCCAGAGGTTTTTTTGATCACGCTAAAACAATGGGTGTTAAAATTTCTCCGTGGCGCAAGGAAGGGCAAAATCCCCTAGCTAAACCGCCTGCTGATACTGGACCCCAACCGCAGAACGATTATACAGATCCGTCAAAATTAAAAATACACAATAATGGATATACCAGTGGTAATCCTCCAAAGAAAACCGAACCCACTGAGTGGTATGTAGGTTATAATCGACCAGGTGGATTTATTGATATGATAGGCCAGCGAAGTAAAGATAAATCATATATACAAAAACTTTACCCGCAACTCAAAGATAGAGTTGCTAAGAAATTAGATTTTTCTGGATTACTCCCAGCTGATCAATATAGAAAAGAATGGAAACGTGGATACAGTCAAGTACATCCAGGCGACAAGGATTGGCAAAGCTAAAATTGGCCTATCGTCTTAAGACTACTAGCGGGCATGTCCCATACTTTGCGAGCTTCAACACCCTTTGATTGAGCAAATTTCTTAGCGTCGCAACAGCCACATACATGATAATAATTGTTGTTTAATCGCTTAGGATCCATGCTTCCTTTGTCTCGATTAAACACTTCGTGACAAGCATCGCACTTAAACACTACTACACGTTTTTTGCGGTTATAAGTATGCACAGTACCTCTTTTACCGGTACGTACATAGAAGTTTTCACGAAATTCAGTTCCGATATACATACTCTTATTTACATTAAGGTTATAAAAAGCCTTTGATAAATATCATATCGAGGGCTATTATGATCACAATTACCGAATCTGCAAAAGCAAAAATCAAAGATTTACTACTTGAAGAAAACAATCCTGACATTGCATTACGTACATTTGTGCAGGGAGGGGGCTGTAGCGGATTTAGCTATGGTTTTACATTTGATGAAGAAAAGAACGAAGACGATTTTGAAATACCAGTAGACGAGTTTAAAGTTCTGGTAGATAGCATGAGCATGACATATCTACAAGGTGCCGAGATAGATTATAAAGAAGATCTAATGGGTAGTAGTTTTAGCATAAAGAATCCAAACGCAACAACCACATGCGGCTGCGGTAGCAGTTTCGGAGTTTAATAATGACACAACAAGTAATTAATACAGGTATCCAGGGCAACGATGGTACCGGCGACAGTATTCGCGAATCGTTTATAAAAGTTAATCAAAACTTTACAGAAATTTATGCGGTGTTTGGCAAAGGCGGACAGCTACAGTTAAGCAGTCTAAGCGATGGTACAACATACGCTTCTAATCAGTTAATCACTGCAAATGCCGGCGGTACTGGAT